ATGGGAAGAACGAGGGCATTCGGCAGCATCGCCTACAAGCCATCCAAGCAACGGCTCACACGGATCGTGGCATCCTTCCTGACCCCGCAGGAAGCGTTCGCCACATGGCCCAATCTGGCCGAGCGGCAAAGCAAGTCATTTCCGCCTGGCCAGGAGGACGAGGCGCGAGCCTGGTTGAGCATGGCGCACAAGAAGATAGAGGCCGGAGTATGGGAGCCTCCTGTGGCAGTCAAACAACGGGAGAAGTCGGCCCGTCTTACACTGGGGGAGTACTTCCCACAATGGCTCGAGGACCGCACCTTCAAGGGGCGGCCGTTGAAAGCAGGCACCCGGTACCGGCTGAGGAAGGATGTTGAGAACCACATTCTGCCTTGGTTCGGTGCCATGCGCCTCATCGACATCACCCAGGCCGAAATAGACCGTTGGCTAGCCTCCATGCCCGCAGAGCAGACCGCTATGAAGTCCAACGCGTTGAAGGCGCTGCAAGCCATCCTCAGATCCGCAAGCCAACCCGGCCTGCACGGAGAGCCAGCCTTGATTCCCGTGTACCCGTGCACCAAGTCCCTGCCCAAGCCCGAACGGCGCAGCCAGACTGTGCCCGCCACGCCGGAACAGGTCAAGGCCATTTATGACGCCATGCCTGAACGCTATCGTATGGCCGTTTACTTGGCCGTGTTCGGTGACGGGCTGCGCATAGGCGAGGTGTGTGCGCTGCAACGGCGGGACATCGACCTCACCTCACGGACGCTGCATATCCGTCGCGGGCGCGTGACCATGGATCGCTCGAAGACGACCGACACACCCAAGACCGACCGCAGTATCCGCGACGAGCGCATACCGCCCCAACTGGTTCCATTGCTCCAGGACTTCCTCGCGGAATACGTAGGCTCAGCGGGAACGGCATGGCTCTTCCCGAAAGTGAAGGATTCTTCCGCACCCGTGCATCCCAACTCTTTGCGCGCCTGGTATGACGACGCCAGGAAGGAAGCCGGCCGACCTGATCTGCGCTTCCACGACCTGCGCCACACCGGCCTGACCTGGCTGGCGGCCGAGGGTGCCACCGTCCGCGAGCTCATGGATGCGGCCGGCCACGCTGACGTGAACACTGCCATGCGCTACCAGCATTCCCTCGACACCCGAAAGGACCTGCTGGCCGAGCGCCTGGGCGACAAACTCCTGCCGGACGAGACGCCGGAGATTCTGCGAGCGCGGATCGCAGATCTCGAAAAGAGGATTCGGAAGATGCAGCGGGAGAGGCGAAGCCTGCGCGAAAAGTTGAAAACGCTGGAGGCACAACTCTAGAACGCAGAAAAGCGCCCCCGCCTCCGGCAAACCCGGAGAACGGGGGCGCTTGGTTATGGTGGTTGTCTACTTGCTGGCGATTTTCCGGACGCTAGCACCGGAGTCAACCTCGGGCAGGCCGGCGATGCTGGTCAGCACGCTCAGCACGGCGGCCAGGGCCGCGGTGCCGGCGATCAGGCTCCAGTCCACGCCGCCGATGGTGGCTGCGCTGGCTGGGATCGCGGCCACGGCGGCCTGGGCGGCGGTCTTGACGGCGCGTACGCACGCGGCCCGCGCCCAGTCGGCCAGCGAGGATGCTGCCGGCGGGTCAGGCTGGTTGGCTGTCGCGTGTTGGGGCATGGTGTTGGTCATGATGGTCTCCTTAGAAGGGGTTGGCGTCGGATATGGCGAGTTGGAGGCGGTCGAGGGGTTCGCCGAGCATGCCGGCCCAGCCGTCGTACGCGTCGTAGGTGCTGCCATCGTCGCAGCACACGTCCAGCCAGCCGGCCCTCGCGGCGGTCTGCGCGCGGTAGTAGACCTGGCTGACTAGGCCGTCGGGGCTGGTGTAGTAACACTGCACCCCGTCGATGGCCTGGCCGGGCACGCCCGCGCATCCGTTCACGGTGTCGTTGATGTCGCCGTGGTCGATCCAGTCCAGCCAGTCGCGCCCGGCGTGGACGCGGTAGCGCAACTGGCCTCGGTCCACGCGGATGGCGAGCAGGTCGTGGCTCGTGCAGGGCAGACCCGCATAGCCGTCAGCCCCCAGGCCGAAATCGGTGACCTCGGGCAGCCAGCCGCCGCCGGCCACACGCAGTCGATAGTGGATGGGGACCGTGAGCGGCCTGGTGGGGTTGGTGTCACCGCTGGAGGCGGGAGCCGTCGGCTCGGGGCGACGGTCGGGCCGTGGGGGCGTGGACCCAGTGTCGGGCAGGCCACGGGCTATCCGGTCGATGCGTCCAAGGTCATACGTGCCCGGGCAGGCGGTGTTGAACCAATGATTGTGCGGATGCAGGGGCAGGTCACCGTAGGCGGCGCGCAGGTCGCGCACCAGCTCCGCGATGGTTTGGTAGTCGCCGTCCGACTGGCGCGGGTTGCACTCGATGCTGATGGACTTGTCGTTGCCACCGGAGCCGACGCCCACCCCATCGCCGCACGCCCAGGCCCGGTCCCCGGGGGCGACCAGGCAGGCCACGCGGCCGGCCTCGGCGACGTAATGCGCCGACGTGCCGCGAGCGCCGGACGTGAAGGTTTGGATGACGCCCTCGAAGGTGGGGTTGGAGGCGGGGTCGCCCCACCAGTGGATGGTGATGGAGTCGATTCCGTAGGGCCGGCCCGGCGTGTAGCACGCCGCGTCGTATTGGGTGATGTCCTGGTAAGCCATGATGGCTCCCTTCCGATAGGTGAGGCCGTCCCTGGGATTAGGGGCGGCAAAGGTGTTGCGGGGCCGATCACGCGGCCAGCACGAGGATGGCGAGCAGGAGGCGCAGGAGGCGGTCCAGGGCCATGCCAGCCAGCCAGACCAAATCGGTGAGAGCGACGCCCGCCAGGGCCATGCCGGCCAGGAGGGTCAGGGCGATGGCGGTGATGGTGCGGCGTCTCATGCGGGCCCTTCCTGGTGGTAGGGGTGGTCGTCGGACACGTTGGCCACCATGATCTGTCGGTGCAGTTCGGTGCCGGTGCCGTTGCCTCCCAGAGCGTGGTAGGCGTCGTAGACCTGGTCGGCCTCGTCCTTGATTTCGACGGGCATGGGCCGGCCTGCCTGGACGAAGCGTTCGTGGATGGCGACCAGCTCGCCTTTCATGAGGGCGCGCATCCCTTGCTCCATCGCTTTCTGTCGGTCGTCCTGGGCCTGGGTCTGGCGTTGGGCTTTGAGCTCCTTGTTCTGCCGGTATTGCAACCAGCCCACCCAGATGAGGGCTGCGCTGTTGATGAGGGCCACGATGATTGCGTCGGACAGGTCGATGGGCATTAGGGGTACCTTTCGCTGGGTGGAAACCCACACGGCCCAGCCTCCGTAATGAGCCTGGGCCGTGTGGGTTTCTGATGTTGTTGTGTGGGTTACGAGAGCGGCCTGCGCCGGCATATCCTGCCCTTTCGCCGCGGCCTGTTTGTTGGCTTGTGATGGGATTACAACGCCCCCCAAATGCCGGTCAGGGGCACCGGGATCACGGCCTCCAGCAGCGTCTGCATAAGCTCGGACATGAGTGATGCGGATCCCCCTTACACGGCGGTCAGCGGGTTATACGAGAACTGGGCGTTGTAGAATTTGTTGTCGTTACTCGCGCCGAAAATGTCGCCAACCCAGGTGAAGTCCCTGCCATCCCACTTGCCCTGCCACACCAGGTTGTCGTCGGTCAGGCCCGTGAAGGTCGTCCACACGCCCAGACGGGAGGCGTTGTCGATCCAGAACAGCAGCCGGGCACCGGAATTATGCTGGGGCCGCCCCGCGCGTATGCGCGCGTGCAGCACTCCACTGGTGAGGACCGCCGAACCCCCAGCTCCGGTGATGTTGTCCGTGCCCGCCACCAGGCGCAGCTCCCGATCCCGCCACATGGTGTCGCCGCCATGCAGGACCGCCGACGCGATCAGCCTGCCGAACGTGTCCGCCAGGGCGTCGCCCGGGTGGATGTCCACATAGCCCGGGTCCGCGATCCCCCACGACCAGGCCCCACGCACCGTCTGCACCTGCGGCACCTGCACCGCGGCCCGCATCGACCGGTCGTACACGCGCCTCAGCTCGTTGGTCGGCCAGGACGAGTCCCACATCGCCGGCACGAACACGACCTGCGCGCCGGGGAACAGGTCCACTGCATGCTGCAGGGTCGCCCGGATCGCCTCCTGGTAGGAATCCTGGCCCGACACGCTGCCGTCGTTGCGCCCGCCGCCGATCAGCACCACCGCCACCCGGTCCAGGCTGTCCTGCAGGTCCGCCGCGGCCGTGTCCAGCTGCGCCGTGAACCGGTCGCCGGAACCGCCCAGCATGCCCGACCCGCTCACCGCGTAGTTACGGCACTCCAGGCCGAGCATGTCCGCGCAACGGCGCGTCATGCTCATGGTCGCCTGGTTGGAGGTACGGAAGCCCGCCATGTACGAGTCCCCGACGCCCACCAGGATCGTGCGGGGCGTCACCAGCCCACCATGCCAGGCCAGGAGTGCGTCCTGCGTCCTCGACCCCTTCCGCCCGATCAGGCCCGCCAAGGCCGCATCCGCCTGCAAGCCCGCCTGGTCGGCGAACGCCTCCGCCTCGTCACGCGCCTTGACCGCCTCATCCCTCGCCTGCCGGGCCTGTGGGGTGATATCCCCCACAGGCCCTGGAATCCCTACCGTCTTCTTATCTGTAATCTGATCAACCACAAACAGCTCCTTCTATATGTCAATCTTCTAAAGTCCAGTAGCCCCAGCCCAGAATTTCCGTGACCCCAGCTCGACTGGCGATAATCTTCCACGCTCCCATCCGTCGGGCCTGCCATGCCGCGCCAGTAAAAGCGTCAGGCGGCACATACACGGCCGCCAATCCATCTACCCCGTGCGCGTCACATCCTCGCTCATACCAGAACTGCCCGTCTAGGGAGAGCATCTGATAGGAGCATTGCCAATCTGAGAGGTCTACCGATTCGAAGGGCCCATTAAGCTTGGACTGTCGCTGCCAGCGAGCGCCGATACGGTTTGTTGCGCCGCGTAGGAGTAGGATGTCTTGTCTGCCTATGTTTTCAGCTAGTACTCCGTTACCCATAATGCTCCTCTCAGGTTCGCATGAATTGCGTGTAGGTGTTGAGTCGGGCGGTGTTGGTGGCGAAAGCTGGGTAGCTGCCGTTGAGGCCTTGCATCTGCAGTACTACGGAGATGCTGCTGGGTAGGGCAGTATATTCCTTGTTGGCTGTCAGGCTGCAGGTAATCATGATGAGTTTGTCTGCGACTGTGGTTGGTACGCGTTCTGAGAGCATGACATCGGTGTTTACGAGTAGTCTTGCCAAGCCTATTGGCGCGCCTTGTGGGTTTTCGCCTGATACGTTTGCGTTTACTGAGACTTGTAGCACGCACCTGCTTGTGCCTTGTGGTACTGGTATTTCCAGGATTACTACGGTGGACCAGGTAGTGTTTAAGCCGAAGTTTGACGTGTTCTTTTCCTGGATGTCAATCACTGGCTGCGATTCAAGTAGTTTCTTGATCTGTTTCTGCTGCTCATCCAGTCGCTTCGTGACCTGACCGAGCTCGGTGCCTGTGGGCCTGTTCGCTTCATCTTTTTCGCGCTCTTGGCGGCGCTGGCGGCGGTCGCGGGCGAGGAAGCCGTCAAGGTTGCCTGGCTGGTATTTGCCCATGATGTTTATCCTTCCGTTCTGGTGCGTGCCTGCAGGTCGAGCCAGTCGCTGTCGGATGATCCTTTCACATCGGTGATCTTTAGGTGCAAGACCCTGTCTCCTAGGAAGTCGTCCTCAACTCGTACGTCGGCCCAGTCGCCGACGTGCACGGGGTATTCCTCGCCCACGGACAGGCCTATGGTCTCGTTCATGCCGGTCCCGTACCAGGCTTGCGCTGTGGCGTAGTGCTTCAGGGTCGCTAGCTCGGAGACAGTGGTGTGCTCGCTGTTCTTTGTCTGCAGGACGGGCCAGCCGTGACTGGGTAGGTCATTACGGGTAGCGCGAGCCATGACGGTTTTGTCGGAGCTTTTACCGCCCATAGCCCACACGTCGGAGCACATGCCTGACCCGTCTTCCTGATAACCGGTCAGGCGCACCCGCTGACCGGGAACGGATGCAGTCCACTGCCAATGCCTGTCAGCCAGGTCGGGAGTGGCCTCGAGAGCGAAGCTTAAGCGCCCGGCCATGTCCACTGTCGGGCGGAAGCGGATCTCGTCGCCGTCCTGCAGGTCAGCTAAATCGGATAGACGGTCAGCCACTGTGGCTAGGTCCCACCCGTAGTAGGTGCGGGTATGGTCGCCGCCCTGCTTGCTGGGCAGGGTGATAGGCAGGCTGCCCCATTTCAGCGCCTCGCTCACTAGGCCGGCGGCGATGTCGCGGTAGGAGCCGGTGAAGGTCATCGCCCAATGCCCGGCGGGATGCTCCTCGTCCACGAGCACGTCGCCGTCGTGGAAGGCATCGTCCAGCGCGTGGTCGAGGACGAGCCTTTTACCTAGGAGCGTCCAGCCGCCGCCGACGCTGAGGGAGAGCTTGCGGCTGGCTGGATCCCACTTCCTTGATGTGATGACCCCAGCATGCTTGACATCAGATGGTGCGCGCTGTACAGCCAGCAGGGTCTTCCACGGCCGCAGCATCTCATAGAGCGACGCCCCTTGTGAGCTCACTGTCATGGTAGAGCCCATAGTCACATCCACTTGCATCTGGCCAGGCTCCGATATCGAGTCCGACCAGCTGCATGCTGCATACGGTAGCCGGCCTAAATGGTTGCCAGTCTGCGCAGAGTAGGCGTGCACCGTCAAAGGCGCATTCATTTCTGTCACCTCCAAGCAGGTCGTAAAGATACAGTGAGCTGACCAGCACCTTGAGTTTGCACGCTAATATTGCTGATACCTGGGGGCAAGGGGAAGGCATCGTCATAGGTGACCAGGCCTTGAGAGGGATTCATGCTCGCGAAGGCTAGATCCATAGGAGCCGTGCTGCCACTCCAGCTCACCTTGCGGCCAGCTAGGCTGAGCGTCCACCCGGTAATCCCTTCTGCAGACACTGTCGGCCAGGTAGGAGCAGACCCCGCGTTCTCCACCTGCGCGACACCATGCGAAGCTTCGACCTGGACGCGTGGCCCGTATTTGAGAGGGTCAGGACAGTATACGACCAGACTGAATGTCATCGATTGCAGGCTGACCAGCAGCGTAGATCCTGGGTCATCAGCCAGCCAGCCGGTCAGCTCTCGCCAGCCCATAGCATCCTCAACCCTTACCGTCAGCGGCTGGCAGGCGAGCGCGTTGATACGGTCTACGAGTCTGGCGAGGCTGAGTGAGGACCGTTGCGCTGTTGCACAGCGGATAGTGAGGGTGCGTGACTCTGAGGTTAGGCGCGCTGGCCAGTAGGAGCCATCTTGCTGGGGTATGGCCTGGGCGGTCTCCCGTGGTTTCGGAGTGCCGGTCAGACCATCTATACCATCCTGTCTAATCCACGCGTCAGCCCGCTGGTCGAGTCGATTATCGGTTAGGGTCAGGGTGTCCTGACCGGTGATGAGTTGGATTCTCATATATCACCCCCATCTGCTTACAGCTGCCTCAGCTCGGGTATCGAACATGGCGAACAACAGGTCCGGGTCGGTGCCTCGGGCGTCGATATCCACGGTGACCTGAGCACCAGAATTTGATGCTTGGTCAGGCCCATTGGGGTGCGTGAGGTTGGTGGATGCGGCATCCATTGAGAGAGTCTGATTGCTCAGGGTGAGACCAGCGGCTAGTTTGTCAAAACTATGGTTGACGGTGGCTTGGCTGTCGGAGATGCCTAGGGCCATGCCTCGGCCGATCATCACGCCCACCTGGTCGCGGAAGACCCGTGATGGCGAGTGGATGCCCAGCTTCTCCTTGACCCAGTTCAGGGCGTTTCCGGCCGCGTCGGCCGCGGCCTGGGCCAGTTGTTTGGCGGCTCCGGAGAGTCCGTCGACTATGCCTTTGATGATGTTTATTCCTACTTCGCCCCAGTTGACCTGCGCGAAGCCGTTCTTGATGCCGCTGATGATTTGCGGCAGGGCCGCGAGCAGCTTCGGTATGGCTTGGACCAGGCCGCTGGCCAGGGTGATGATGATCTGGATGCCGGCCGAGATGATCTGCGGCAGGTTCTGCGCCAGCGTGTTGACGATGCTGGCTATGATCACTGGTATCTGGGACACGAGTTGGGGAAGGGCGTTAACCAGTCCGTTGATCAGGGACAGGAGCACTTGGACCCCTATTTGGATGATCTGCGGCAGGTTCTGGGTCAGCGTCGTGATGATCGCGTTGATGATCGTGGGTACCTGCGCCACTAGCTGCGGGAGAGCATCCACCAGGCCTTGGATGAGGCCGAGCAGGATGTTCATTCCGCCTGTCAGCAGCAGAGGCAGCAAGGTCGTCAACGATGTCAGGATTGTGCTGATAAGTGTGGGTATTTGCTCAGCGAGCTGAGGCAATGCGGCCACCAGGCCTTGGATGATGCCGTTGAGCAGCTGCATGCCCGCCGACATGATCAGAGGCAGCTGCTGCACCAAGGATGTAATGAGCGTCATGATCATGGTCAAGGCCGCGGGGATGATCTGCGGCAGGTTCTGCGCCAAACCTCGCACGAGCGCGGCTATGATCTGCGCAGCCCCGGCGATAAGCGAGGGCGCGGCCGTGGTTATGCCGTTCAGCAAGCTGACCACCACCTCGGACCCGGATGCCATGATCTCGGGAAGGGCGTCTAGGATTGTCGCCGTGAAGTGTCCGATCATCGCGGGTGCTTGCTTGGCGATGGAGTCGATTGCAGTGGACAGGCCTCCGTTCATGCCCTGATCAAGCAGGCCCAGGCCGGCGACCAGGCCGGCGATGATGGCCCCGATGCCGAAGAATTTCAGGAAGTTCCCCGGGGCGAAGAAGTTGCCGACCATGCTGCCGACTTTGCCTAGGCTTGATTGCAAGGGGCCTGCGATGATGTCCCCCAGGCCGCCGAAGAGGTTGCCCACGCCTGACGCCAGCGGGGCGAAGGCCCCCTTGATGCCCTCTCCCACCCGGCCGAAAGCGGCTCCGATTTTGCTGTCGCCCAACGTGTCGAACGCGGAAGAGAACCCTTGCCCCAAGCGTGTGGAGAACACCTTGAGATGCAGATCGGCTGTACTGGTCAGTTTGCCGAATCCGGTGCCGATGGATGACCCCAGGCCGGCAATCGTACCGCCGATTCTCGTGTCAGCCAGCTTGGAGCCCAAACTGCGGAAGGGGGCGGTCAACCCGTCCACGCCTTTGCCGATGCGGTTCAGGGCGTTGGCGAACGGGTCGCCATCGATGGTCATGGCCTCGCGTAGATCCTTGTTGAAATAGCCCTTGAACTGCTGCAGTCCACCCATAGCCCCCTGCAGGCCTTCCGGCAGACCCTTGACCTTGCCCAGCAGGTCGCTGATGCCTTTGTCGCCAGCGTGGCCCAGCTTGTCGAACGCTCCGCTGATGGTCTTGACGTTGCCGCCCACCCCTGCGAGCACGCCGAACCCGCCGGCGAGCGATGCCAACTTGCTTGCTATGTCGCCGATGCTGGTGCTGCCGCTGTTCAGGCTTGCGGTGTAAGCGTCAAGGATCTTGCCGGCGGTGGCTATGGCTGGTGCCACGAAACTGCCGAAATTGTCGGCCAGTGGTTTGAGCGCTTTGGCCGTTGCGTCGATGGCGGGGTTGAGTTTGTTGAGGACGTCTCGCATCGCGTTAAGGACAGGCGTTTGGAACTCTTCCCCAAGGCGTCCCATAGCCGCGTGCATGTTCGCCATCGCGCCCTGGAATGTAGTGCCTGCGGCCTGCGCCGCGCCTCCAAGTCCTTCCTGTATGGCGTCCGCGAAGGTTTGGAAGTCGATTTTGCCGGATGAGACCATGTCGGAGACTTCGGCGCTGGTCTTGCCCAGGTGCTTGCCCAAGAGTTGGAGGACGGGGATGCCGCTGCTCATCAGCTGCAGCATGTCGTCGCCTTGGAGTTTGCCTCGTGCGGCGACGGATCCGAAGATGGTGCCGATGTCGGTGAGGCTGCGTCCAGAGACCTGAGCGGTGTCGGCCACGGTTTTAAGCACATTGGTCATCTGGCTGCCGGATTTGATGCCGGAGGCGCTCAGGCTTGCGGCCACCGTGGCGGCGTCGCCAAGTCCGAATGCTGTGCCTTTGACGGCGGTGAGCGCATCGTTCATGATGCCGCTCACATCACCGGCTGAGTGGCCGAGGCCTTTGAGTTTGGCCTGTGCGTTCTCGATGGCGAGGGCGCGTTCGAAGCCGCCTTTTGCTGCGAGGCCGGCGATGCCGCCGGTGATGGTGCCTATGACGCCGAGTCCGGTTTTGCCGATCTTGCCGAAAGCCCCGCCCACCTTGCTGATGAGGCTGGTGGAGCCGTGCTGGCTCGCCTTGTCGATGCTGTCGCCCAGGTCGCCTTCGATTTGCCGGCCGAAGCCCCTGCCGGAGGGTTCGACCTGGACGTATACGGTTCCCACATCCTGTGCCATCGGTAGTGTCCTCGTAATTCTGTTGGGCCCGATGGCGGTCGGGTTAGTTGGATATGTGGAAGGTGTCCTGGAGGTGTTTTCGCCGTTCCAGCCGTTCCCGGCGTTGCCTGGTGCCCTCCATATGGTCCAGGCGGAAGGGATCAGCGCGCTGGTCGGTCCAGGGCCGGTAGCCTTTGCGTTTGAGCCGCCCTTCGAGTTCCATCTGGTCCCAGAGGGCGATCTCGGCTCCGGTGGGTATGTATGACCATCCGGAGAGCGCCGCGTAACTGGAGCTGGTGTGGTCGCGAAGGATCTCGCGCGACAGCATCCAGGCACGGCCGAAACCGATGTTCGGCCTGGGTTTAGGCTCGGGTGACGCAAGCCAGTCAGACAGGGTCGCCGGTCGCCATATCAGCCGGTAGCGGCGCAGCCAATCGGCGTCTAACGCTCCTCGGTACTGCGCGTGGAGGACGAGGAGGTAAGCGCTTTTGGGTCGATTCCGCTTTCGGCGGCCCAGGCTTTGACGATGCCGGTCAGCCACCCCATGGCATTGTCGGATCTGCGCAGCCGGTTCCATAAGGTGGGGTGTATTTGCTCGAAGTAGGCGAGGAAGACCGCCATTGCCTGGTATTGCTCCTCATCGGAAAGGACGACTTTGCTTTTGAGGATGAAAATCATCTGGATGATTTCCAGCGGCAGTTCAGCCTTGCTGTTCAGATTGGGCAGGTCGAACTTCAGCCCGAGCGCTTCCAGGTGCACGTCGGGGTATTCGGTATCGTCCTCTTCGATGTCGGGTTCGACGATCGCGTATTCGGGTTTATCGCTCATGGCGGTCTCCTTGTGTCTTTTGGTATGTGATGTGGCGGCCGGTGGGCGGAAGAGGGGTCCCGCACCGTGGGACCGCCATCCTGCGGTGCGGGAAGATTCAATGAGGCCTGTCAGGCCAGGCCTTCGGATGCGCCGGTCTCCGGGGCGTCCTGATCCGTTTCAAATCGTTCGGTGTCCGGACCAGGGTCGGCTGCGGGCCCGCTGGTGTTCCCATCCTGGTTCGCGGCGAGGTTTTTAGGCCGCGCGGCCGATGGCAGGATGCCGAAGGCGTGGAACTGGTAGCCGTCCTTGCCTTTGAGCATGGAGAGGGTGATGTTGTACACCACGTTGTCTGTGTCGCTGAACGGCAGGTCGTCGCGGTCGGTGACTTTCGCGCGCTGCCCGTAGACGACGATCGGGTTCTCGTGCTGGTCGAGCGCGACCAGCACCCAGCTGAACTCCTCCGGGGTGCTCGCGTCCTTCACGTGCAGCGCGCCGTTTTCATCGGCCTTGGTGCCGAAATACGCCTCCACGATGTCCTTCGTGGATTCGATGCCGGGGATCTGCAGCGTCCAGTTGCCCGGCGCGGTGTCGGTGATGACCACGTCGCCGTTATGCGCCTTGATCTCGGTCGTGTCCCCCGGTTCGGGATGCAGGACGGCACCGTCCTCGGCGTTGTACCCCACCGGCCGCTTGCCGGCCGGCGGCGTCCAGTCGACCGATGCTGGGGGAGTGAAGCTCTCGTCTTTACGGAACAGGTAGAGCGCGTAATCCTTGATGAGTTTGACCAGATCGGCGTTGTTGCCGCTGGATACGAAGTCTTTTACAGCCATAAGCCATGTGCCTTTCTATGATTTTTTTTTGGCTGAAAGGGCATGTGGCGGCATGCTCGTTGATTGGTCAGCTGACAGCGGCCTGCATGAGCAGGACCGCATAACAGTAGATTGGGGATGCATCACCGTCCGCAAGACGCATGGGGCCGGCATCCAGTTTCGCGCTGACGATGGGCGGCCTGCAGCCCTGCATGGTGATGGTGCGGATGATGTCGGCGGCCAGATGCTGCTCGGCGGCGAAATCGCCGCTGCCATCGTCGCGGCGGACGATGACGGTGAGCCTCACCCTCACCCATTGCGTCACCGGTGTAGCCAAGCCTTGGGGGTCGCCGACCAGCACGCACTCACGAGGAGGATCGTCACTGTTGCGCACCGACCCGAAACTGACATCAGGGTATTCGCCCCTCAGCAGTGGCAGCAGCGTCTCTTCAGTCCTGACCGGATGCACAGGAGGATTGAATACGCTCATATCCGAATCCTTCCCAATGTCTGGGTGAGAGCGCCATTGACGGACTCGTTCTTCGCATCAGTGATGACCGTCACGCCGTTTCGCGTCCTGCCTTGGGTCTGGTCGCGCACCTTGATGCGGCCGCGCGGATTGGAACCTACGGCTTTCACGCAAGCGTCATGAGTGACCTGCTGTATCCCTCGGGATTTCAATACTTGGTCGCTGAAGGCCTTGCGGTTGAACACGAATTTCGCTTTCCCCATCGGTCACTCCCTGCGTTTGACGGTGATGACATCGCCGACATGCCGCCCCTGCCGGTCTACCCATACGGCCGGGTCGCCGTCAACCGGCAGGCGTTCGCCGCGCACCCCGATGAGGTCCGTGGCGGTGACGCCCGTCGGCTGCTGCGAGCGCACGTACAGCGTGTAGGCGTGGGCGACGCCCGGTGATGTTTCGGTTGGCGTTTCGGGTGTCGTGATGGGTGCCACGAGCGCCTGTAGGCTGCCGATTTTGACCAGTGGCTCTTGGATGGTGTTGCCGTCCGCGTCTTTGGCGGGTTTCCCGCGCCAGATGTCAATGGTTTCCATCGGTAGCCTCGCACATGTCAATCGAAAACGCCTGCTGTTTGGCGACGCCCAGGTCCCTGAGTTCCTCTTTGGTGAGGTAGAGGTTGCCATCAGGATTGCTCCATGAGTAGCTGTTGGCGAACGGTCCAACCGTTTCCGAGGTCTGCGAGACACCGCCGGGCACGCCGGCCGAGTCCTGTTGCATGGCGCGTTTGACCATCGCGCAGCAAATTCGTCTGAGCGTGCGCATGTGGGTTTCGATCCACATGGTGTCGTTGGTTTCGGGCACGCGCTGCCGGATTTTGTCGCTTGCGTCGTCCAGGAGTTCCATGGCTGACCGGGTTTCCGCGTCCGTCAGCTCATGCCATCGCTTGGCCAGGTCGTCGGTCGTGGCGAACGGTTTCGGCTCGTCGGTGTCGTCGTCCATGTCACGCCCGCTTGACGGTGATGGGGATGGTGCTGCCGTCCGAGAGGGTGCCGGTGCCTCCGGTGATCGTTCCGTCCTTGTCGGCGGTGAGCTCGATGGCGGTCAGGGATAATCCGTCGTCGCCCTTAGGGCCAGCCGGCCCCATGTCGCCTTGGGGTCCTACGGGGCCGGGCTGCGGTTCCAGGCCTTGCGTTCCTGGCGCGGTGCCGGGGATGAACGGAGTGCCGTCAGGGTTCCACAATGCTACCGGCGCGTCGAGCGGGCCGGCCTTGTGTTTTTTCTTCCCGCCCGCCTGCACGATGAGGTTCTGTACCGGATAGGCCATGTCACGCCGCCTTCTTCAATACGGCGATGCCCTGCGGGTCGAGCACTGTGTAGGAGTAGACCGCCTGCGTACGGTAGGCGATCTGACCGTAGTGCTTGAGGTCCTGTCCGACGCCGTCGGGGTCGCCGTACTCGATGATCTCCGAGGTGATGTTGCGCACCATGCCCCACTTGATCAGGCTGAAATCGCCAAGGAAGGCAAGCACGTTCGTGTCGGTCGTGCAGAGCCGTCCGTTGACCGTGCCGCTTGTGGAGGCGGGGATGCCGTCAAGGCCGCCGACCTGCAGGTTGATGGGGATTTCGGGGTAGAGGCGCATGCCGGTGGCGGGCACCCTCAGCTTGCGCAGGCTTGCGGCCCACGTCTTGGACAGAGCGATGCCGTTGATGTCGTACTCATCGCTCACGGCTTCGGCGAGCGCGTCCAGGCTGGACACGTCGTCATCCTTCGCATTGACCTGTATGGCGGTGTCGCGCAGCTTGCTGTAACCTTCGAGTTCGGTCTTGGACTTGGGGTCGAGCCCGTGGAAGACCACGTAGTCGAGCGCGCGGCCCATCGCTGCGGCCTGGTCGGATTGGATGCTGTCGATGATCTGGAGTTTGGCGTCGTCGTCGGCCCATTTGAGCTCCTCGTTGATGCGGGTGGTGGTCACGACCTTGAACCGTTTGCCCACGATCGGGGTGAGGGTCTGCTCGTAGCTGCCTTTCTTCTGGCCTTCGGCCACGACCTCGGCTTCGGACTGTCCGGAGAACACCATGAACTTGTCGTCCAGGAACAGTTGCGGGGTGCTGGGGCTGAGGGCGGCGATGGTGCTGGTGTCCTTGGCCTTCTTGGTGATTGCGAGGGCTACGTTGCTCGGCAGCGTGACCTTGGTGCTTTCCAATGCCATTGGTATTCCTTTCGTTCGTTGTTATTTGGTGCCGAACATCTGGTTGATGTAGTTGAGCTTTTCGGCCCGTTCCGGGTCGGCACCGTGGTTTGGTGTGCCGTTTTGGTTGTGTACGGCTGCGCCTTTTGGTTTCGGATGGAGGTAACCGTCGAGCCGCTTGGCGAAATCCTGCATCTCTTCAAGGCTTCCGCCCCTGATGAGGTCTGCGGGCACATTGGTTTCCTTGGCGACTTGAGCGCGCCACTGGGCCTGTCGCTTCTCGGCCTCGTAGGCGGTGACCTTGCCTTCGAGCTCCTTGATATGGGCTTCGGCTTTCTGCGCGTCGGTCATCTGGCTGGCCTTGAGCTGTTCCAGCTCGTCCGCGGCGGCCTTGTTGTCCTTGGCGCGCTTCTCCCAGTCACGGGAGTGTTTCATGGCCTCGTTGTACTTGGCCTCCCAATCGGTCGGTTCGCCGCTTTCGACAGGGTCCTTTTCGGATTCGGTTGGGGCGGAGCCGCCAGCGCTGCCGGAGTCGATGGTGCGGATGTGCTTGCAGAGCGGGAAGCCATGCATGGTTGTCTCCTTTGTTGTTGGTTGGGGCCCGTTTCGGGCATAAAAAAACCACCCGTGCGGGTGGTTGGGAAAATCTATCAGTCGGCGCTAGATGGCGGCGGTTTGTCGTTGAGGAAGCAGATGCAGGTACAATTCCTTGTCCTCGTCATCAAGCAGGTTGAAGGCGGAGAAAAGCGTATCGTCGGGAATCTTCCGCGCGTCTTGGGCGGTGATGCTGGAAAAGAACCAGGCAAGGGCCTCGTAGGGCTCTCCCGCGAGGACCGCGCCGTCGCAGGATATCCTGTCTTGCTGATCGAGCAGGGGGAATACATAGGGCTTCATTTCGGCAACCGATTGTGCGATTAGTTGGTCATCCGCCATATCTTCCTCCATTCATGCTCGGTCATCGGATAAGCGGTGTGCAACGCGAATCGTCCGTGCGTGTTTCGCCTCTTCTGCAACCATACTCTAATATGCTGGCCGTCCATAAGTTTGGAGAGATATTCACGGTTGCCGTCTTTCGCGGCGCTGACATAGTCTGGGTTTGCAATGGATTCCATTACCGCCCATTTGACTCGGCTCTCACTCCAATCGTCAGGGAAATGCGTTTTGTGGGGTACCCTAGTGCCAGGTCCATGTCCGTCGAACACGTGATCCCAACCATGTCCTTGTGGGCGGATTACTTCCATGGGCCAGGGGGCGGAAAGCGGCCAGGTGCCATCCTTGACCTGATCCGGATACATTCGGCGCATCTGCCGGAGCGCTTGCCGGTAGTCGGCGGATGAAGCGGCGCTTTTGGCTGTCTGGTACATCTCGGCGAAGCGTTTGGGGTCGTATCCTTTAAGGATCTGACGGCCCCAGCTGGGCACGATGTCGCAGTCGCATTTGTCGTGATACTGCATCTGCCTGCCGGCCGAATCCTCGGAGAGGTAGGCGAAGCCACGGGAGGCGAGCATCACGCAGAACGCGCAGGTCTTCGACCCGCGCGGCACTCTCGCCCAACGCGGCTTGGTCGGGTCGATGCGGACGTTGCGCTGCGTGGTAAGCCGGGCGGAGGCGGCGATCATGTCGGCGACGAACTGCTGTGCGTCGTCCACGGTGGACATCGAGGGCCACAGGTCGTCGATGCTCGCGCCGGCCCGCGAACGGCCCTCCTTGACCTGGGTGTAGTTCAGGCCATTGTAATCGGTGTCGGAAAACCCGCCCTGCACCTGCCACAGGGCACGGTCGGGGTCGATGAGTTCCGCATGGTCGAACCCGGGGAAGTCGACGCCGGCGTACTCCGACCACAATCGGCGTTGCACATCATAGTAGTCGTTCGCGAGCTGTGAGGCGTCGCGAGCGTATTCCCGTACAAATTCCTTGACGTTCATCGGATCGGTGCGAAGCATCTCCTCGATGCTGTCCGTGGCCGAATCGGTCAGGTTCTCGATATCGTCGATGTAGTTTTCATGCGCTCTGTCCAGCAGGCGTTGCAGCTCCTGTTTCCGGTCCGGAGGCAGGCTCAGATCGTTCAGGTCCATTCTGGCCCTCCTTGCCGCCGAATCTTATGCGGGCGATGTTGTCCTTCGTCCGCTTGTCCTGCTGGCTGTCGCGCAGCTGCCGGATCTCATCGTGGGAAAGGCCCAGCCGGGCGAGTCCCACGTCGCTGTCGGCGTACCCATCGACGAGTGGTGCGATCTTGCTGAAGCTGTCGGCGCGCGCGCCGTCGGACACCTCGCGTGTGGGTGCCCACACCGGGTGCACTTTGTGCAGGTCGTCGGGAGGTGTGCGCAGTCCCTCGCGCAGGCACACGGCCATTGACATCGCTTTTTTCAGCTGCCTGCCGAACGCCTTGTTCTGCCGGTCGGCCACGCGTGTCAGCCGTCGTTCGGCGCTGGCCATCGCCTCGGCCGAACTGGGGTTGTCGAGCGTGATGCCGAGATAGTCCACCGGCAGGCGGGTCTCTGCGGCGACGAGCATGGCCACGGTCTTGAGCATGTCGGAATGCGGTTGCATCGATGCCTGCTGCACCTGCTGTATCTCAGGCCTGTTACCGTCCTCGTCGTAGCCGATCGCGTTGATCGCGCTGATAAGGCTCTTCCACGTGTTCTCGGAAAAGGCGTCCTTGTTCGCGCCCAGGAACCAGAGTTTCGGCACGGAGTAGAACTCGGCGCTGGCTTCCATGCGCACGATGGTGCGGAACCCGATGTCGGTCAGGGCCATGAGGCTTCGGCTGATGCGGGAGCGCCCGAAGGGGCGGTCCATCTGCCGGTCGTACGCCAGGGCGACCACGGTCGGCTGTTGGAAGTGCGTCTCGTACCGCTCCGCCCGCCAGGGCAGGACGTCGCCATGGCATTCGTACACCTTGCCGGGCAGCCACACGTTGAAACCGTTGATACGTCCCTGCCTGTCGTCGCTGGTGATGGTCAGCGCGGCGGACAGGCGGTTGTTGGCCCGGTCCCAGATGCCCGACGACCAATCGGCCGAACGCGGGGTGAACAGGATGCGATCGGTGTCCTCGGGGTCGACGGCGATGGTGATGAAGCTGCACGAGTGCTTGTAGGCGCTGACGATCGCCTCGCCGGCGGTCACGTCGAGCTCGTTGTCCTCGAGCATGTCCTCGATGCCGTGATCATCACGCCCGTTCGGGACGCTGAAACCTTGGAAGTCGCTCAGGTCGGACAGCGAGCGCACGGCCAGTTCGGGCCAACCGATCATAGCCTGCGCTCTGTTCTTGATCTGGTCGGGGATGCTGATGCCGAAGTCGCTGAACCGTTCCTTGGCGTCGTAGTAGGCGCTGCGGATGAGGTTGCGCGGATACTTGCTGCGCCATACCCTCAGCAGTTCGCGGACGGTGGCCATGTCCTCGTCGTCGACCCCAAGGATGTCGGGTATGTCGGAGGATTCGACGGCCAGGTAGCGGCTGCCGGTGATTTTCGGCGCGATGTTGGCCCTGGTGCCGTTGGCAAGGTAGAAATCCATGTCAGACCATCACTTTCTGCACTCGTCCGGGACGTCGTTTGGTGATGAAGGTGCCGTAGAGCGCCAGCGTGCAGGCGACCAAAGGGCTGATGTCGATGTCGCTGCCGAGCTTGTTCCAGCCGACCGCGCCCGAGCTGCCGATGTTGCGGGTGGTGGCGTTACTGACAGCGAGGTCGAGGGCGGGTTGTTTACCGTCGTCCAGGTGAGTGAGCTTGCCGTCGCGCAGCATGTCTAGCATGCGTCCGCAGGCGCGTCCCATGTCGGTGGCGGTGGTGGTAATGACCTTGACGTGGCGGGCTTTCAAGTCGGGCAGGAGGGCCATGGCAGGGGATTGGGCATCGATGACGAGGGCGGCAGTGCGACTCCAGCGGTCAGCGATCCAGTCCACAGCCCAGGCGGTGCCTTTCGACTGGGTGGACTCGAAAGCCTTCAATTCGATGTGAGCAGTGCCGTCGCTGTGTTTGACGCAGCCGCCGATGGCCAGGCTTGAGCGGTCTGGTGGCATGTCTATGGCGTAGCCGACCAGTCCGGTGGTGTCCGGTGTGCTGGTGGCGGCCTGCCGCCATTGCGTGGGGTCGATGGCGCTGCTGATGGTCGCGGTGTCCCAGATGCCCAGGCCCTCGCGACGGAAGCTGTCGGGGCTGAGCTGTTTCTGCAGGCGCAGGATGGAGCTGGCCGGCGTGCGCCTGGGGTAGGACGGGTTCGCTTTGGACCATTGGTCGCGGTCATCGGGGTCGGCGTCGGGGTCGGCGCTGAATTCGAGGTAGAGCATGTCGTCGCCGTCGTTGAGCGCTTCCTGCCGGCGCGCGGTGAACGCCTCGGACGGGTCGCCGGGCTTGGGCGGGGTGCCCATCATGATCAGCAGGCCATTGTCGGCGGTGTTCATGGCGGGCACCATGTCACTCATGGCGGTCTCGGTCAGAATCTGCGCCTCGTCGAAGATAACCACGCCCACGCCCTTGAAACCGCGGCCGAAGCCGCGTTCGCGTGCGCCGAATAGTATGCGTGACCCGTTGCTGAAGGCGACCTCCTGCTGGCCGTTGGCGCTGCGGATGCGGGAGATGTGCCGGCGTACCCCTTTGCGCTGGGCCATGGCGCGCATGTCGCCGAACGTCTCGTCTGAGGTGCGTGAGCGATGGGCGGTCCATAGGACCATGAGCCCCGGGTGCAGGATGCACAGCATGAAGACGATGGAGCCGATTAGGAAAGTCTTGCCCACCTGTCGGCACAGGCTCATGACCACGCCGCCGACGCCGGCCGCGTACTTGCCATCTGCTCGCTTAGCCAGAATGAGCATGCCCAATCCGTCCTGCCAACGGTCGAACTCGATGCTTAGCAGCGCCTGAGCCAGGTCCCTGACCCTGGGCCATTCCGAGGAGACGATGCCGGAGGGGATGAGCAGGTGGCGGGCGGACTCAGATAGCTTCGGCGCTGAACGGGACATCTTGCGCCTCGCTTTCCTCGTTGATCAGGGGGAAGGCCGGGCCGTCGTCCTCCTGGTAATCCTCCAGCTCCTTGGAAGCCGAGAGCAGCTGCCTGGAGAGGGCCGGAAGGTCCCTGCTGGAGGTCTTGTCCGATTCGATGGCTTTCTTCAGCCGGCGCACGGTCAGGCGCAGCATGTCCTCGTAAGTGGGCAGCGGGTCAACCATTTCCTCGAAGTCTTCCTGAGACAAGTGCTCAGGGTTTTTACGTCTGCGTGGGGTGGCCTTGGCTTGCTTGGTCGTCCTACTTGATGCTGGTGTTGACCGGGTGCGGTTTCGACTGGCTTGCTTGCGGCAGGCTGGTGAGCAATACTTCTGATCCTTCCGGGAGGGGATGAATGCTTTGGAGCACTGCGGGCATTTGCGGATCTCTGCGGATAGGGACTCGTGCGACGTTTTTCCGCTGCTCACAGTCCTCGCCTCCTCGTAAGTCGGCAGTAGTGGTCCTTCATTGCGACGTTTTGGATTCTGCGACGCTTCTTATCTTCTTGGGTATTGCCCGGGGAGGGAACAGCACTGCACCCGAGGAGGCCTCACCCGACCCCCGGGGGGTCCATCCCCCAGGGTTCACCAGTCGCCGCTGGTCTCCAAAGGCAGGGAGGTGGCTCGAATGTCCTCGGAACGGCCTGTTCGTTGAAGCTGTCTGATACGCTCACGTGCCCAGTCGACGGTGTGGTTGGATCTGATGCGATTGCACCAACGGTGGGCAAGGCAACAGTTGGAGAAGTCGGTGGCCGAGCCGCCACGGCTGACCGGCACCAGCTCATCCACCTCGGGACTGCCGGGCAATCCCGCCGGCAGACTTTTGTCGACCGGACGGCCGCACAGGTGGCAGGTGTCATAGGCCGCCTTGACCCTTGCCGTAACCTGGTCACGTCGCCACCCATTGGTTCTGCGGTTATTGCGCCTGACCATTGTCTGGTGTCTGGCTGATGGCTACCCATGCACCTTGTGGGTAGGCGGCGATGGTTCTGAAGTGCCGGCCCCATACCGTCAGGGTGCCGGTCTTTTTGTCGACCCGGTAGCCCTTGGCTTGCGGCAGTGGGGTGGGTTCTTGGTCTGGTGAGGTGCTGAGGCGGTACATTTTGTTTCCTTTCCTTGTGGTTTACCATGCTATTCTTTAATAACTGTGCTACTATAGTAATTCTCGACAAGGAAAGGAGGTTGGACATGGATGATATCTGGCAGGCAGTCACCGCGCTGGGGACCTTCCTCGGCGGGCTTGCGGCGCTGATATCCGCCATCAAATCCGATGGCAAGCGCTGCAGACGCAGAAAGTGACGGCAAAGGGGTTCCGGTTAGCCTTACGAACCGGAACCCCGGCCTACCAGTCTAATCCATGGAGACCATCATGAGGAAGATAAGCACATACGGATACTCAAGCCCGGCGTTCTCTCTGGCAGCAGCGGCATCGGCCGGGTTCGGGTGGCCCGTCTGGCTTATGGCCGGCTTGGCCGTGGTCGGCGGGTGCCTGGGTCTGATGGCTGGGCGTGACGATGAGTGAACGGTTCTTGTCCCTGACGGAAATAGCCGGACGGCTTGGAATAACGACGGGGGCCCTGGCGAATTACAGGCTCCCCGAACCCGACGTAATCGTGGGACGCACACGTGGATGGAAAGCGGAGACCATCGATGAATGGAACCGCAACCGTCCCGGTCGCGGGGTCGGAGGAGGACGACCGAGAAAGAAGTGAGGTCATCCGGCTCGCGTCAGTGTTGTCGGTGTGGCGTGTGGCGTGGCCGGGTCGGCACGGCGTGAAGGCTCGAACTCCCGTCCATGGTTTGGAGACCGTCGGGCTACCTGTTGTGCAACGCCGCATGATGCCCGCAGTAGAATCACGAAGACTGCAGGCAAGGATTATTCGGATTGACAGGTCTATATATGGTTTCGCGAGACTGTCTCTGTTCAGGCAGAAACTCAATCTCAGTTCAAGGTCGGGTGCTGGGGTTAGGGAAAGGCAGCAATAAGAAGGTATCAGCATCTTTTGCCATCTTGTACATCTTTAGCGCAGTTCGCCTTGCACGTCTTTGGTGAAAGTTTGAATGGCCTTTTCCAAATTAATGGTTATCTGAGGGTTCAAGTCCATTTCTTCTTCATCACCTCCTACGAACAAGCGAGGCAATTTCGTATTAGAGGGATCCAAAGTGTAATCAAGCATGAAGTTGGATGCCTTAACTAAACTGTTTGCGCCTTTTTCGAGAGGCGGATAATTCGCTATAAGTGCGAATTTGATACCTCTAATTTCGTCCAGTACTTTCTGCTGAGAATCACGATAACGATCCATTTTGGAACCGTCATCAGGTGTGAAGTATTCCAGCGCACTGGAACCATCGGATGATAGACTTAAATCAAGTCTCCAAGACAGCTCTGCAAGTCGTTCGCTTAGCCGTTCAAGAATTAAACAGTTGCTCAATAACTTGTCGGCAAGAGAGTTTAGTTTTTCGTTTGATTGGTCTTTTTTATTGCGATGAATCTCAAACCATTTTGGCAGAAACGGTGCAAAAATACCCGATATCAATCCAAAGAAAGCACCAATAAGAGTTGTAATAGCGCTCGAGCTAATCGTCATATTCTGATTCTACAATGGCGAAGACCCCTGAAAGTGCTCTTTCATGGGCCTTCGTCAAGCATTATCTTCAGTTTTGTGAAAATCACCCTGGCTTCGCCACAAATGACCAACACTACTAGTATTGGCGGTGACAGCACTCTTGTCAATTTTCGGTGACAGTCCGTCTGGTCAAGGCCTGCCATACGTCCCATAGCAGATACACGGGCTTGCCATTCTGCACGCCCACCTGGCGGATGATACCCCGCTTGCGCCACTGGCTGACCGTGTTTCTCTTGATGTCTACCCCACAGCCTTTCAATAGGTCGCACAATCCTGCTGCGGTTCCTTGGGTCCCACATGAGGCCAGGCGCAGTATCCTGATCTGCTGCACCTCCTTGACTTTCAGGGTCCTGCCGCAGGAGGGGCACACGGTCCATCCGCCCGCGATGTCCTCTTCGCCGCACCACAGCTCGGCCCCGCACCGGTCGCAATAGCCGATCAGCGTGCGGTCCTCGGGCGGCGTGAACTGGCGGTCCATACGTGTCACAAGCACGGCGGCCACGCGCTTGATGATGGTGGCGTCGGGGCGGGCCCGCAGTTGGTCCTGACGCTCGATGGCCGCGGCCAGTAGCCCCTCCGCCGGCACATGCCGCTGGCGCACCCCCACCGCACGCCCCAGGCTCCTGGCGTAGCGCTCGATGTCCTCCATGAGGTTCCACGCGCCCAAGTTCAGCGGGACCGGGGCCACGGTGCGCTGCCCTCCCCGAGACTGCCTGGCCATCACGGACGCCTTGCGCGCGGCGATCTGCCGCAGGTCAGGCAACCGCTCGCGTAGCAGGCGCAGGTCACGGCCGAACCGCTCCCCGTCGGGGTCCTGGCTGACGGTCTGGCTCATGCATGCTCCTTTTGTGTCGTCTTCACCTCGTCGATGACGGCCTGCACTTCAGCCACCGGATGCCCGATCAGCTTGGCCGTCTGCCGGGCCGTGTGGCCCTTCTCGTATGGGTTGCTGGTGTCTCGTCCGGTCAGCGCGTCCAGGTGTCCCTTGTCGTAGCCTTGCTGCCATGCTTGGGCTTGCAGGCGGGACGTGCGCCCTCCCGCGCTGGCGGCATCCACGTCCTGGGGCGTGTGGTCCAGGAGCCACCGTCCAAGCCTGCGGGCGACGCTGATGGGCATGGTCGTGTAGTCGCCGTCGAAGTCGCGCTCAAAGCCCAGTCGCAGCTCATCCCCGTCAATGGCGGCCAGCAGGTCGGGCTGGCTCGCGAGTGGGGACCAGGCCTCATGACTGACGCGAGCGTAATCGGACCGGCCATCTCGCCCACTGGACCAAATAGCGCCAGTCCCGCGCTCGATACCGTACGTCGCGCTCATGCTTGCCTCCTCGCTTCACTCATGGTTGTTTCCCTCCGTGTCATTCGGTGTTTGCGCAGGCGTCCAGCCACCTTCGTCATCCAGCAGCACCCACCCGCGCCCACTAATGTGCAAGGGTTGGTCGCGCGGGTATTGCCAGGAGTGGACCAGCAGCCCCCTTTCATACGCTTGGGCGGGGTTGGCGTGCACCCACCCGTGGCATCCCGTCGTACCCGACCCGCACAAGAGAATCAGGTTGGACGCCAGGTGCAGACCGGCCCACGCATGCGAGCGCGGTCGGCGGTGGTGGCGTGACCCTGGGACGCTTTCCAGGCTTGCGCCGCAGCGCGCGCACCGCCACCCGTCCCTGCGGTCCACCATTCGCTTGACCTGGTCGCTGGGTTGGCTCATACTGGTTCTCCTGCCTGGTTGATGATTGGTCGGTTGGCGAGTCTGGTGTGTAGGCTCAGGTCCAGGTATTCGGCGTTGATGTCGATGCCGACGTAGGGATGTCCCAAGGCTTGCGCCGCCTGGCCGGTGGTGCCCGATCCGCTGAATGGGTCCAGTACTGTTCCCCCCTGCTTGCATCCCGCTTTGATGCATCGCATGGGTAGTTCCAGGGGGAAGGTGGCGTAGTGCGCGCCGTGGAAGGGTGTGTTGGGTATGTCCCACACGTCCCCGGGGTTGCTGACGCCGGTGCATGAGGATTCCGTCCGCTGTTGGCGGTGTTGTCGGTACTCTTGCCCCGGGCGGTCAGCCTCCTTGGTGGTGCGTCCCCATGTCAAAGCGCTCCCGCTTTGTTTGGTGGCCGGCGCCTTGATGGCGTTGAGGTCGAAATAGTACTTGTCTGATTTGCTTAGTAGGAATAAGCTCTCATGTTTAACGGTCAGACGGTCCTTGGTGCTGGATGGCATGGCATTGCGCTTGTGCCAGATGATTTCGTTGCGCAGAATCCAGCCGTCATCCATCAGGGCATACGCCACGCGCCATGGGATTCCTAGCAGACTTTTGGGACGAGCCTCGTGGCATGTTTTGGTAAGAGTGCCGACTCTGCATCCACGGTCCGTGGCCTGCTTGCCGCTAGCGGGTGAAGGTCTGCCGCCGCCCGCACGCTCCTTGCCCGAACCGGAATAACAATCCGCAAGATTAAGCCACACGGTTCCATCAGCGGCCAGCACACGCGATAACTCATGAAATACGGATTGCACACGCTCCACATACTGTGCGACCGTGGGCTCCAGTCCCAGCTGGCCGGCGACACCATAATCACGCAGACCGAAATACGGTGGCGACGTGACTACGCAATCCACGCAACCATCCGGCATATCCGACAACACCGCGACAGCATCACCCAGGTACAGGCACAAAGAATCGTCCGCAAAATACGCCGGCCGTCCACAACACACCCCACTCATGGCCGCTCCCGCCAAATCGTGATTACGTGATCCCCGTCCTCGAACCGCGCCAGGCAATAACGCCGGGGAGCTGACAGCCACCAAGTGCCAGCGAGCGCGGCGAGCATGAGCGCAGCCAATGTCAAGGCCTCGGCCATGCGGCCCCACGCGCCTTCCTGGAAATACCTGCCGGCGGTGAACATGTCGCACAAAGCGAACAACAGGTCCCACACCGTCCAGAACCAACGGCTGCAACCACCTACCCGTCTCATCGCCTGCCTCCATCCCACGGATCAGCTGGCATCGCAGGATTGAAAGCAGCCAGCATCATCCGGTACTCGGCCAGATCCCGATCCAGGCAATGCTTGGTGCGGTGGTCCGTCTTGGGCGAGCGTGAGCTGATGTCGTCGAGGAGAGCGGGGTTGATGGTTCGCAGGGCGAGGCGCAGGCTGGTGATGTCGAGCCATTGATGGCTGAGGAGCCCGGGGATCAGCTGATGCTGGGTGGTGAGGAAGTCCAGGTCGAAGTGGACGCTGCTGCCGGCCGGATGCAGTACGAAATCCTTGCTGTACGTGCCAAGGAATCCATAGATGCTTCCCATGGTTCCGGCGCGGCTCATGCCCTCGGTCCTGACGGCATCGAGCAGGCCATTGCGGGAGTGGTGCTCCAAGGCCCACGGGTCAATGGTGCTGGCTTTGCCTCCCTCCGGGTCCACGATCCAATGGTCGGAGTCGAGGGTCTCGCTGGATCCCCGAAGATCCGTGATTCGCATCTCGACCTCCAGAATGGGATTGGTCAGAGGGTCCAGGCCTCCGGTCTCGATATCGATCCACAGCAGCCGGTCGGGGCGTGCGCTTTGCTCATGTTCGCTCATGCAATCTCCTCCAATTCGTCGGTGGGCATGTTCAGGGCGTGCAAGGCCTGGGCGGCGGTCTTCCCTTGGTTGAGCAGGTCGGCCAATGCGCTTGCCGCGCGGATCCAGGGCGAGCTGCCGAAGCCGCCCTGGTTTTTGCGGCTCAGGTGGTAGGGCTCCAGGAGGGCCTGCACGTGCTCACAGCCTGGAGCGTGCCGGTGGGGTGCCCGAACGTGCCGCTCCGGCATGGGCGTGGGCTTGTCGTCCACGGCGCTCGGATGGCGGGACTGCTCCTGGGCGACCCACAGCCGGTAGCGCTTGTGCCAGTCCTTGAGCCGTCCGCCCTTCGCCTCGGCCCACAGACGGAAGTCCCTGGCGGTACGATCCGCATCCACACCACACTGTCGAGCAAACAGGCGGTCGGCTGAATCCGGAGACCAGTCAGCAGGGAATGGCACGCGCTTGGATTTAGGTTTCGATTTCGCCGGTGCTGCCCCCTTGGGGGCTACAGGGGTGTTTAATAATGGTTCTTCTAATGGGTTGGGTGAAGGCTGGTTCACCCCGTGGCGACGTGATTCTTCACCCCGTGGAATTTGACGGGATGAACCAGCCTTCACCCCGTCGGTTTCACGGGCTGCACGCTCGTTCACCCCGTCCTGGCCGAGCTCCTCATCGATGGCCCGCTCACGCTCCACGCTCATGCCGGACTCGCCCGCCGGCGTCATGCATAGATCCCACACCGTGGTGCGCCGGTCCGCGCGGATATGCGACAGAATGCGCTGGTCCCCGGCGCGGATGACCCCAGCCTCCTTCAACCGGGACAGATGCTGGCGCACGCACCTGGGCGAGACGCGCGCGATCCTGCTTACCGTCTCCACACTGGGATAAGCGCCAGAACCGTCGGGCCGGGCGAAATCGGCCAGGATCACCAAGATCAGCCTGCCTGTGCTGTCCGCACCCACTGGAGCGTCACGCAACGCCCAACTCATGGCCTGCACACTCATGACCACTCCTTTCCAAGCCCGCGAGCGCGGGTGGTTGTATCTCTTATTGGCCGTGTCTGTTGCTGATCCAGCTGATGGCCGCGGCCGCGATAATCAGCAGGATGGTCGCTATCGTCTGTCTCATGTCTGCGGCGTGTATGGGTTCGGCGGCAGGATGGATCGTTGGCCGGCCTGGCGGCCTTCCTCCCATGCCTGCTCTCGGACCTGCCGTAGCCAGGTGTCGAAGGCGTGCCAGGCGCTCATGCTGCGTGGGGCGTCGAACTGGTCATGGACAGCCGTGCGTATCGCATGACGGGTTAGTGGCCTGGCGAGCGCGTCAGAACTCGGGCTGGTCATCGTCACCCCCGAACTCCTGGCCAGGCTGGGCGGTATGGCCTTGGAAGCCGGACGCGCCCTGAGTACGGGTGACCTGGGCCGTGGCCCGGACCAGGCTGGGTCCTATATCGTCCACGGTCAGCTCGGTCACCGTGCGGGTGGAGCCGTCCTTGGCCTGGTAGTCGCGTTGGGAGAGCCTGCCGACCGCGAGCGCGGCGGAGCCTTTACGCAGGCTCTGTGAGATGTGCTCGGCCAGGTCGCCCCAGGCGGTGCAGCGTTGGAAGAGCGTTGGCCCGTCCTCCCACTCTTTGGATTGCCGGTTGAAGGTCCTGGGCGTGGAGGCGATCGTGAAGTTCGCCACCCGCTTGCCTGACCCTGTGCTTCGCAGTTCCGGGTCGGCGGTCAGGTTGCCTCGTATCGTCAGTGTCGTCTCGTTACTCATTTCCTGGGTCCTCCTCGTGGTCTTGCCGTATCAGGTCCAGTCGCCGCCACATCTCCGGGTCGCTGTGGTATAAGGCGCGACGGAATGAGGGGTAGCGGCAGAAATAGATGTACAGACGGTCAAATTTGCTCACGCCAGCTCCTTCGCAGCGCCGTGGACAAGCCTGTGCCTCCTCGGGACCGGCGGCGGGCGCGAGCCACGTAAGCGGCCTTGGCCCTCGCCTCGCGAGCCATGCACCTTGACTCGACGGCTATGCGGGCTGAGCGTTCGTTCACCCATTCCCGACCAATAGCGGTGATGGTCTCCGCCACCTCATCAAGGAAAGCGTCGACCTGATCCATGTCGTACCCCTCGCATAGGCGATGGGTGGTGAACTCCTTGTCATGCACGTCCTTCGGCGTCAACATCACGCGCCTCCTTCGCCTCATCCAGGCCTACGGCGGTAAGCCGATACCTGGAACACCGTCCACCGGCCTCGCTGCGACCTTCCTGGTCCGCCGCTTCCGCACTTGTCACCGGATCACCGGATTGGGGGAGCGCCATCACGTCATCGATCGTCAACGGTTCCACGCGCATGCTTCCCACCTCCCCAAGCCGTACCTAGCGGCCACCAGGCCGAACGCGGCCGCGGCCAGATGCGTCAGCGACAGCACGCCCCGGCAAGCGGCCGCAACAACCCAGGCCGAACCCCAGACGGACATGACCACGCCGACCGCACCCAGCAGCAGGCACACCACGCCACGAACGTTCATCGTTGACCCCCCTTCGGCACGTCACCCATGTACTGGCGGATCGACTGCACGCTCACCAGCTTCGTGCGTTTGCCGCGCTCCTTACGGGCCCGCAGCCGACCGGCCTTGATCAGGTCCCTGGTGAAACCGTCATCCTGCATCCCCAGCATCCTGGTGGCCGTCCTGACCGGCACCGCGATCTGGTAGGTGTCCTTGGACAGCTCGACCGCCACCTCGCGGAAAGCGGCCACCAGGTCGGCCAGACCTATCTGCACCACCACGGTGTCGCCGTTCCCCGGCAAGACGTTATCGCTTGTCTCACTGCGCTCTGTTGCTTGCGTTGGTATACTGTGATCAGACATGTAGGTGCTCCAACCTTTCTTGTCTACAAGCCGCTGCTTCACCAGCGGCTTCTTCCTTTTCTGAGTGATGCCGGGGCGGGGGATAGGGAAGCCCGCCGCCCCGGCCGGTCCCCTAAGATGGATTGCAAAGCCGCATGTAGGGTGCGGCTCCCACCGAAGGGGAAGAACTATATGGGGACCTTTGCGAATTGGCTGCTGGACAACTGGGCAGTGATTTGCGGGTGGCTGCTAACAATTGCGCTTACCGTGGCGGGATGGGCCATAACGGCCGCCAGGACACGGCGACAGAACGAGCGCGAGGCCGCCGCGTCCCGGGAACGGCTGGATGCGTCAAACGCTCGAATCAAGGTTCTGGAAGGGCAACTCGAGGCGCAGCAACAATCCGCGCTGGCTCTTAGCGAGCAAGTGGACCAGCTCAAAGAAGCGAATCGGCTTTTCGAAGCGGCCAACCCGGCGGATGCCGACCCCTGGAGTTCCGCGGTCAACGTTCGCGGAATGCAGTACCGTGTCACCAACGAGGGGGCGAGGGATGTAGTGGTCGATACGGTTGGGCCAGACGATGACCGACTCCCATTCAGGTGCGAGCGCGATGTGCCTTTTGAGTGCGGCGCTGGCGATGGATTCGACTGCTTCGTCCCCGGCACGAACTCAGGGACGGCATCCATTACAATCGGCTGGCATTTCGTCGGAAGCGCGGACATAAGGGCCACCCGCCGTCCAGTGTGAAACGTGGAGGTATTCATAGCAGGCCTCCCATGAAACGCCGAGCATCGTCCGCGCCGACGAATCTGAATTTCTCGTACTTGATCAGGCATTTGTCGCCCCCGCAGAACTCAATGGTTATGGGGTCGTCAGTCAATCCGGAAGTCGACGAGACCGGCGTCTCATGTAATAGGTCGGTGATTTCTGCGGCGTTTTCCTTGTCGGGGATTACCTTCACGTAAGTCATCGCTCCTCCTCTCCTGCGAGCGGCAATGCTGCCCTCAGATGTCTAAATGAGACAATGAAGGCACCTACGCAAAGAAGGGAGGTGAAGGTATGCAGCGAGATCCCATTGATTCGGCGAAGGATGCCAGGGAAGCAGCGCAGGCGGGGAACACTCAGCTGGCGTTGGCTGCTCTGGCCGATGCCGTGCAGGGCATAGCCGAGTACCAGCGGTACATACGCAGTGATCAGATGAAGATCAAGAAGGCGCTGAACATTCCCTGATTCATGTTTCCTGTCGTCCGTCGCAGCGAGCTTCATCTCCCGGTGGACGACGTTCTGCACAGCGCCCAGCAGGCCGGGATTGCGCCTCTCGAACTCCTCTGCCGACATGGGGGCATCCCCAGCTCGGCTGTTTCCCGGCTCATCCCATATGGAATCCCGTATACCTTCGAACGGAACGGATGATGTTCCTGTGAACGGACCTGCCGTCGCACCCACATGATTCTGCGTCATTTCTCCTCCTCTCCTGCGAGCGCACAGGAATTGGCTTTATTTGTGTGGTGGTCGGCGTTGTATAGGATCGTTTGTGGTTGGATCGAGGGTGAGGGTTTTGCTTTATGGGTGTGGTATGGGATTGGGTTGTCGGTAACGCGGTCACTGTCGGCGGCTGGGTTGTGACCCTGACGGTGGCGATTATCGGTTGGGTGATTAGTGGTGTGCGCATTCGCCGACAGGATGATGCGAGCATAAAAGCCAAGCAGGGTGAGCTCGATGTCACCGTGAAGTAAGCGCTTGGACATGGTTCATCTCCTTCCATTTGACGATTCCCTCGTAAGCGGAGAAAAGCGCGATGCTGATTCCCGCTAATCCAATCGACAAGCAAGACGTGATTACCAAAGCTCTCGGTAGCTTCATTTCTCCTCTTCTCCCGCGAGCGCCGAGGATTGAGAGGAGTGCTCGTCGCAATAGCTAAGTGCCGCGCTTGGTTCGACTCCGACTTCCCTGGACAGCTGTATGAATTTACTGAGCATCATGTCGCCAGCTTCAAATCGGGCATTTAGGGTGGGTCTGGATATATGAAGTGCCGAAGCTAGTTCAGTTTTGGGCTGCTCGTTCATCAGGGCCTTTTTCCGCAAACCGTCAATGGCTTGGGCAGCCAGTTTGTAAGAGCTTTCTTTCATGTCTGTAACTGTAAGAGCTTTCTATCATTATGTCAAACCTGCATGCTGGTTTGTTAAAAAGCTTTTACGTGCGTAATCTGTTGGATATGGCAAAGTATGCGAGTGTGTGGACGACTACAGATGTCGGAGTGATGAATCTTATCTCGAAGAAGAGGGATGAGTCTCCATTCCAGATATCGGATAGAGCGCTTGCTCGTGCCATAGATGTGAGTGCCCCAAGGATTGGCGATCTTTTTGGCCACCGACACGGATCGCCGTCGTTGCGCGAGTTCATAGCCTTGTGCCAAGTTTTTAATCTCAGCCCCGCGAGCACCCTGGAAAAGGCGATGCGGCTGAGTGAACGTGCGGATGAACTTGAAGAACGAAAAGCCAGGCTGGATCGAGTGGCAGCGCACCCTGAGGATTACGATATTGCCGCGAACTACGATCCGAACAAGGAGCTGGAAAGGGAGACCCCACGAGATTGAGCAAGATTGTAGGGGAGGGAAATGATGCGGCCAAGCTATGACGACCTGCTGCTCGAAGCGATGACGCTGGGGGCGACGGTGGAGGAGCGCACTTTGCAACATGGCCTGTGCGGCTTCTACTGGGACCGCGAGCGCACCATAGTCATAGATGACGGCATGGCGGACTGGCAGAAACGCTGCGTCCTGTGCCATGAGCTCTCTCACGCCCGGTACCACGACGCCGGCTGTGGCACGAACTGCAGCAAAGCCGAGCGACGTGCACGCAAGGAGACGGCCCTGCGCCTGATAAGCCCATTGGAATATGCAAGCGCCGAAGCTGCATATGACGGCGACGCTTTCCTGATAGCATCGGACTTGGGCGTAACCGTCCAGGTCCTTAATGATTACAGGATGTGGCTCGACAACAACGTCAGGGCCTGACAGAAGGGAAGAACGAATGACGGCTGGAATACGTGCCCGCGGCATTGTGGCTGTGGTTGGAGCGTTGACGATGATTTTGGGCCTATCTGGCTGCGGTGCTCAGAAGACGGTGCCGGACGTGACGGGGAAGAATTTCACCGAGGCCACCTCCGCCCTCGCTAAGGAAGGGTTCGCCTACGAAGCTCAGGATGGAAGCGGGCAGCCCGCGGTTGATGGAACCGTCACCGAACAGGATCCCAAGGGCGGCACGAAGACTGACGCCACGAAAGTAAAACTCACGGTGAGGAGTTCCGCTGACGCGGCGCAGGAGCGGGCCGCGCAGAAGCGGAAAGAGAAGGCTGAGAAAAAGGCGCAGCAGCAAAACTCGCCAGCACCTGCCGAGAAGTCCACTTCTGGCGGGCTCACCCAGACATATGCGCAGTCAGCCTGCGATCAACGCGGCCAACAGGAATTCCCCTACGGATACAAACCTCACTACATGACCGCTGGCGCGGAACCGATGTGGTCGCCCGATAGCGTCATGCTCCAGTACAAAGCGACCGTTAAGAACGGGTACAACGCCAAGCGGGATGTGACAGTAACTTGTAACGTACGCGGTTCCAATGATCACCCGGAAGTATTCGGTTGGTTGGCTCAGTAGAGGATTTACTCTCAGTCGTGGCTCCCGTGGAGTGCGCGAGCGTGGAGCTTGCCTATGAGGGCGATGCGTTCCTCATGGCTTCGGACCTTGGCGTAACCGTCTAGGTCCTGAGTGATTGCAAGATGTGGCTCGACAACAACGTCAGGGCCTGATTGCAGGAGGCGAAGAACGTGAGTGCTATTCGGTTTTGCTGCTGTATGGTGTCAGATCGATGGGGTCGTGTGGCCGAGGCATCTCTAGTCTGAGTTCCAGCGTATCGTTCTTTTTCCGGATGTGTGCGAGGGCTACGGATTGCCCGTTTGGTATCTGCAGGTAGTGGCGTGCCATTTGATAGGCGGTGATGTATCCGATTTCCTCGCCGTCGAGGCTGACGTAGATGGTGGGGTATCCTTTGTATTTTCCTTTGGGGATGTAGCCTTTGCGAACGGTGAGCCATATCCATGCGCCGTCACCGTATTTGCTGAGCAGGGGCATATGGTCTTTTTCGCCGCAGACGCTGATGCTGCCGGCTGCTTCGAGTTCCTGGCCGGAGGGTTTGATATTTCTGGGTGTGGTGTTTTCGCTGGCAAGATAGCTGGCTCGCAGGAATGATGTAGTTTTTTCGCGGCTACGCCGTCTGGCCCGATCGTTTTGTTCCTTCATGATGGGGCGTGGACTGGAAGCGCTTTCCATTAGAGTGTAGCAGTGGAAGGTCTGCTTGGCGTCTGCGAGCGCTCGATGCTCTTCCTCTTCGTGGATGCCCAGCAGATCGAGGAGTGTTTCAAGGGTGAGGTTGGCTGCGTTCGGGAACACATGCTTGCCGATGGTCATGGTGTCCACTATCCGAGGAGCTTCCAGTGGTTTGATTCCGAGTGATTCGGCGGTGGAGTTGATCAGGTTGATGTCGAAGCTGATGTTGTGCCCCATGATTGGTAGATGGCGTATCGCATCGAGTAGTGGGGGAAGCACCTGGGAGGCCACTGGGGCTTGCGCAAGCATCTCGTTGGTTATTCCGGTGAGGCTGACGATGGCAGCACTCACCATGGTTTGTGGGCGTATCAGTTGGGAATAGGTTGCTGTCACCTTACCGTTTTGGACCAACATGACTCCGATGTCGATGATTTCCTTTCCCTTGTGCAAGCCGGTGGTCTCCGTGTCGATGACCGCGTAGTCGGCGTTCTTGGCCGCATGCGAAAACCCTGTGGCTGGATAAACGAGGTTGGGGGAGAAGGTGGGTTCCTTGTGCGCAAGGGTGGGGGTTGCCGGTTGAGATGGCTCTGGATGCGCTGGTGGGTGTGGGGGGATTCCCTGTTGTTGCTGATTCGGCTCTTGCCTGCTTGACGCGATCCGGCTAGGAGTCTGCCCTTGTGCTTTACCCGCCTGGGTATGCTTTCCGCGGCTCCTGCGCTTTCGGCTGCGTCGAAAACGGAGGAGAAGATACATTAGCAGAATCAGGATAGCCGCGATAATCAGCGAGAGGATGCTGCCAGACAGATTCTCCGGGTGTTGCGAAAGCCGCGAAATCCCCCAGATGCCCACATAGCCGAACAGTGCGACCCCGAGCCCCAGTATGATCAACAGCAGCGTGATGAACATCCTCACTCCTTCGTCGCTCCATGAGCCACTTCACTATGGTTCGTCCCTAAAAGAGATATTATCGGAAGCTGCTCTTATACCTGAGTGTCGGATAAGACATGGTGGGTATGCGACGTCGCATAAAGTCCCCCGTCCGCATTGCGACGCGGACGGGGGAAGGGTCTGTTTGAACTATTCTGGTCCGGCGGCCTGGGGCGAAAGATGATCGCGATGCGCGGCTTCATGAAGGCCGGGGTGCAGTAAATTGCGACAAAGACGTTATTTGCTCTGCCCGTATTTTTTGATGGATTCCAGCGCGTCCGCTTGGGTGAATTTAGCCCGTTCCTGTTCGGCGGACCGGGAGTCCATCAGTAGTGTGAACCTTACCCAGAAGATGCAGCGTGCGGTTTCGGAAAGAATCAGGGCAACGGAAGCCACCGCCAGAGCCTGACCGAGCGGCTTGTCGACAAGGATCGAGAGAAGCGGAAGCAGGGCTGCCAGCAATGAGAAGACAATCATCCCAAGCCAATTGTGGGAGAAGTTCTCCCTATAGTTCTTACGCGCAACCTTCATGAGCTCGCTGTCGGATCCGTACGCGAGCATTATTGTGAATGTAATGGAGGACATGAGGATGCCGGCTAAAGCCGATATGCCTGCGTAGAAAGCCGTCAGATCCTTTTTTGCTGGAGGGAAAAGGAAGTACACGAGCGTAAATGATGCAAGCATGGGTATGGTATCAAGTGCCGGCGTGCGTTGAACCCACGCTTTCACCTTGAACCATGGGCCTCGTGCCATTCTGGTCATTCTACGCTTTACCTTTCTATCAACTTGTATACCTCATCCTCATTCTTGGAGCAGACATCCACGAGGGTATCGACAAGCTGGGAAAACTGTCGTGGCTCGTCACATTCTGGTATATCGGCCTTCATGATCAACGGGTGGCGGAGGAGGTTGTAATCGATTGCGACCTCATCGATTGTCGTGCCTTTCACGAAAAGCGTCTGGCGCTGTTCTGAAACAACCGGAGCGATTTCGGTTACAACTTCCTTGAGCTTTCGTCTGGCATCTTTACTTGAAGTAGGTGGTATTTTAATCGTTACATCAATGCTGACGTCGGTTTGAAGATCATTCGCTAAAGGTTGCGTCATGCTCAGCAATTGGCCGCCGTTACGCTCCAAGTTGAATAGATTTCGTTGCGTAACAAACTTGGCATGGACCTGGTGCACGCCTCCCATTTTCTCCTTGAATTCACGTAAGCCGTCGGCTGTGTAGACAGGCACGACTCTCCACTCGAAGTTCTCCCCATTTTGGTTCAATGTCGCGTTCAGGAACTCCTCGACTAGCTTTTCTTTGGGTCTGCCAGCGCCAGTAATGTACCCGATTGCATCGTGTTTAGGGTAGAATACTATGGCTGACATCTGAGCGAGATCTGTCTTTCCTGCCTGTATGTCATCGTCTGCTAAGTCAAGCATCTGATCGTTTTGATTGTCTATTTTTTGCACGAACTGAGTGCTGAGTCTCTCTCCTATGGTGAGAATCGGGTATTTCTTGCCTTCGAGAGCCAACATTAAGATTCGTTTCGAGGCGAACCAGTGTTTTTCTCCTGGTAATTCCTGATAGGCGGACAACAACTCGTGCCAATCGAGTGCTGGGACGCTGGGGATGCCATTGGTGATTATGTTTCCGAATCGTCTTTGGAGTTGGAAGAAATAGACTTTGCGCTCTATCGGATTCTTCTTCGCCATGCCCAGTCCCTTCTCGTAACGGTCAAGAACTATTCTGACACGGCAGGAAGCGGAAGACGGCACCTAATTGGACATCTAATTGGACAAGAAATCTGCTGTACTCTGGAAGGTCCTCTAACCATTGATTTTTGAAGGATATAATTCAATTCCCCGCAGCTCCACCAATATCGAAGCGCCATCCCGTGAGGGGTGGCGCTTTTTCGTTGTTGGGAGGGGTTGGGGCTGGGGTGGTGGGGTTGGCCTTGCATGGCTTCATTTCGGGGGCCTCAAGCCCAGGCGTAAGTGGTAAATGTCTCATAGTGTAGACTATGCAAAGGCGGGGGAATCGCATTAGAGGGGATAAAAAAGGGGAACGAACCATGGATGCAACAACAGCCGAAACGATGCCCGAGGCTAGCCGCAAGCACCGCAGGCTTTGGATCATCATCGCGGCCGTCGCTGTCGTGGCGCTCATCATCGCGGGCGCATTCGCCTACCGGCACGTGACCCACTCACGCGCCCTGGCCGACTGCGAGAACGCCCGCAGCCAATACCAGGCCGCTGTCAAGCGACTGGACAAGACGAGGTCCGCGGCCAGCCAGCAGGTCAAAGCCACCCCGGCCGGGGACGTGTCCGACGCCAAGATCATCCAAGCCGTCACCAACGCCACAGGGGACGAAGCCGGCAAGGGCAAGGCCAAGCCGGCCAAGGACAGCAAACCGGCCATCCCCTCCTGCCCCGCCGACGCCAACGCCGGAACCCTGAACGGCAACGCGGCAACCACCCGCCAGGCCACCGGCAAGGCGGGCAAGGACGACAAGGCCATCGCCACCGCTGCGGCGGCCATGAACGCTGATGTGAGGAAGACCGTCAAGGCCCATTTGGACAAAGCCATCGGCGACGGCGACCAGCTCCTGGGCTCCACCGACGGGCAAGTCGCCGACAACGCCACCAGGGACGCATTGAAGACCGCCCTGAACCAAGCCAAGGCCGTGCAAGCCAACGCCAAAGCCAGCGTGGACGACCAACGCAAGGCCATCCAAGCCATCAATGACCAAACCAAAGCCGTCAACGACTCCAAAACAGCCAAAGACCAAGCCGACCAAGCAACAGCCGACGCGGCGAACGCCGCGCAAGCGCAATCCGCGCCATCACCCGGACAGGGCTACTCCGGCGGCGGCTACACCGGACCGCAACACTGGAATGGCGGCGGCGCATACCGACCCAGCAACGGCGGCGGGTACCGGCCCAGCGGCGGCAGTTCACGCCCCAACCGGGCGCCAGCACCGGCAGCACCGGCGCCAGCTCCGGTGACACCACCGGCATCAGGTGGCGGCGACAGTTTCTGGAATGATCTTAACAATGGAGCCACCGGCCCTGCAATTGATAGCAATGGTAACTGCTTCGCTCGTTGCTTCTGATTGATTCATATCGTTCACACGGACGGCCAATAATCACAATCGCCCGCTGGAATCATGTGATTCCAGCGGGCGACCGCGTGACTGATAGTCGAGTCCGCATGAACGGAGGACCACCATGAATGGATCACCAATGTCTGGACAACTGGTTGGATGTCGGTGCGGTGACTAACGAAGCGACCGTTACCGTGGACTCGTGGACCTTTAGCGTATTATTACGGGGCTTGGTTGTCAACAACAGCAGGTCGTCTCGTAATCGGACTTCGCCGCTTATAACGGTGTGTATATGAAACAACCTCTGTTACGGGCTGAGGTAGAAAGCCCGCAACAGAGGTCGTCGTTGTGTGTTGTGATTGAGTCGAAAGATTCAACGTCATCAGTACAGCATCATGAAGTTCACTCGTCAATGCCGGTGAGTTTAGAGGCCATGGCTTCGGCGACGATCGCCAGTTGGCCTTGGGATGCGGAGAGCCACTCCTTATGGGACTTTTGTTCGGCCCGGGCCATTTTCAGCGCGTCCTTGGCATCGTCGATGGCCTGGCCGGCGGCATGCTTGAGCGCTTCCTTGCGTTGGGCTTTGAGGTCCTTGAGGGCCTCCTTGGAGCGTGTTTGTTCGAGCTCGATCCGCTCGTCGAGGGCGCGCACGGCGTCGGTGGCGGTCACGTCGTCCACGGTCTCCTTGCGCTCCTTGACGTGCTCCTTGGACGAGTCGATGGCGTCCCGCAA